CGAAGTTCCGAGCTATATCCCGGACGTTGAACTAGGCGCCAGGGGATTGCCTAAGATTACTGAGGAGCACCTGACAATAGTCGAGACTGCGCTGAGTAAAGGGTTCCCATATGCCATGATTGCCGACTTATTAGGAATCGCAAAGTCCACGTTATCAAGATTCCTCACCGCCAGGCCCCACATCGCGGAACGCTTAAAAAAAGCAGAGTCGCTCCACATCACCCGCGCATTGGAAGTCATTGACAGGGCGGCAGAAAAGGGGACCTGGCAAGCGGCCGCATGGCGCATCGAACGCAGGGCTCAGGAGCATTTCGGCCAGCAGGCAAGAGTCCAGGTGGGAGGATCGGTGGCGAACGTACATTTTACCGCGGCCGACGCTGCGCTGTTAGTCAACGCAAACAAAATTAAGTATGCCGGGAAGTCGGGGTCGAAGTCTGTTATTGAGGCAAATACCACACAAGACTCATTGTGCGACAAATGAAACGACCAATATTAGAATTATATTACATGGGGTTTAGGAGTCAATAAAATTGTGGAGACGACGCCCCAAACAATCGTGACCCCCCACGACACCCCCCCCGGGGGGCCCCCCACACGCGCGCGCGCGCGCGCGACCCCCCTCAGAAATTCGGCTAGAAATAAAAAGGGGTCATCGAAACCCGGCCCGGCATCCAAGGTCGACGAACAGGCTACCCCGGCAGGATTCGCGGAGGGTGTGCTCAGATTAAACCTATACCCCTGGCAAAAGGAGGTCATGAATAACCTGGCCCCGATCTATAGCCGGGTAGCGCTAGTGGCTGCGAACGGTTCCGGCAAGACGTCAAATGTCATCGCCCCGGCCCTAGTCTGGCACATGGTATGCTTTGAGGAGTCTCTGAGCGTCGTTACAGCGTCGGTATATCGCCAGGTCGAATCCGTGCTCTGGCCTGCGATTAAAGCCCTTCTAAGGCCCTTCGGGGACATGGTTGAGGTCACCAGTGGGGAAATCCGCTTCAAGCACGCCTCGGGGCGTATAAGCCGAATTTTGGGGTTTACAGCAGGCAATGACAACGAATCAGCAGGCCGAGCGGAGGGTTTCCACGCTGCGAACCATGAAAGCGCTCCCCTCATGTACGTTGTCGACGAGGCCAAGACCGTCCAGGACCCGATCTACGTTTCAGTGTTTCGGTGCCAACCAACTAGATTACTAGTCGCCAGTTCGCCGGGGGCTCCGGTAGGTCAGTTCTACCGATGCTTCACAAAGGAGGCAGATCTGTGGAAAAAGACCCGAGCGACAGCCTGGGACTGTCCCCATATCAGCCCTTTGTACATACAGGAGATTCAACAGCGCTATGGCATCAACAGCCCATTTACTCAGTCGATGCTCAAGGCAGAATTCATGGACTTGGGCGAAGAGCGCCTAGTCGTGAGCTTAGGCAGCTACGACAATTGCGTAAACAACCCTCCTGTCCCTAATGGGACAGACAGGGCAGCTGGCATCGACTTTTCCGCGGGTGGCGACGAGAACGTGATCGCAATCCGGGAGGGCAACCGAATCCTGCCACTGATCACATGGCGCGAAAGGGACACAATGGCAACGGTCGGGCGGATCATTATGGAGCTAAAGAAAGCCGGGGTTAAGCCGGAACAAGTATTCGCCGATGCCGGGGGCCTGGGTCTGCCGATGTGCGACGCGCTGAACGAAGCCGGGTGGACTGTGAACCGGATTAACTTCGGTGGCAACGCTAGGGACAACGACGCGTACCAGAACAAGGGTTCCGAGATGTGGCACCGACTAGCCAGAAAGATCGATACTTGCGACATCATACTGCCCGAAGACGATATTCTCAAAAGCCAACTAGTGACCAGGAGAGCTCAAGCCACGTCCCGCGGGAAGCTGGGCCTAGAGTCGAAAGACGCGATGCGGTCCAGGGGAGTGGCATCTCCGGACAGGGCCGACGCGGTTGCGATGGCATGCGATAACGCGGGGATTGACTACGACTTGACAATGGCATACACGCGTCCATCTTTGCTTGAACTAATGAAGCAGGCATCCGCGGACAACGAAATGTCCGGCTGGGATGTCGGGGGATAAACCGGGAGGAAAACAACATGAACTGGAAAACAACTGCAACTGGAGTTTTGTCAATCGTAGTAGCTATTGCTGGGGCAGCGGTGGAATTTTTGAAGACAGGCAAAGTGCCCGATCTTGGAATACTCATCGCCGCGATCATCGCCGGAGTCGGGTTGATCAAGGCTGCCGACGCCAAATAACATTTTGTGTTTTCGTGGATTGGCGCTCTTATCGAATTGCTGAAGGCAATTGTTGGATTGTTCCCCGGGGAACGTGAGCGCAATGAGTCTGCGATTAGGAAAGAATGGTCTGACGCTCGCAGTCGCATCGACGCTTCTTTTGGTGGTAGCACTTGGTGGATGCGCAACCGTAGACCCGGTGGTGAGAACGTCGGGGAACGCGGACAGACTTCTGAACGACCCAAGGTTTGAAGAGGTCACAAGATCTACCCCTAACGTTCAATCCTGGGCATACGACGCAATCAACACGGTAAACGATTTAGAATACGAAGTAAGGGTAAGGAATAATGGAACCAATAAATAACGAACTTCATACGCGCATCCTCCGGGATCTGAAGAACCGCGCGACATGGGACGCCCGGCAGAGGCAGTTCTATGAGATGCGCACGTTCGGAATGCGTCGCAAGGTTAAGCCATGGCCGACCGCGGCGGACATGCACGTCGCGCTGATTGATCGCATTATTGAAAGACTCAAACCTAACTACGTCAACTCAGCCCTTGGCAACGACGTCGTCGCTGGGTTTGTTCCTATGCGCCAGCAGTTGGTTCCGCTTACTGTTACGGCAGAACGATACTTCGACTACAAGATCCGGGAGCGCACCGCATTTCAATTTGAGATCGTTCGCCTAATCGACGACATGCTCTTGTTCGGTCGGGCAGTACTCAAATCAATTTGGGACGAGGGCAAGAAGGAGATCATTTTCCAGGCGATCGATCCGACCAGGTTCATTGTGCCAGACCAAACCGTTGCCTTGGACGACGCCGATTATCTTTGTCACGTCATGGTACTATCGGTGGAGCAGTATAAGCGCGTAGCGGCCTACAACCAGGACGAGGATTTTATCAAGAGGATTGCCGGACGCGGGACCAAGTTTGAGGGCATCAATACCGAAAAGGAACAAGCCGTTTACCAGCGCGAAGGCATCACCTACGACTCTCGCCCGGACCGGATCATTCTTTGGGAGATCTACACCAGGAACGAAGACGACGAGTGGAACGTTGCGACGTACTCGCCCTTAGCAACAACTGATCCAGTGCGTGAAGATTTTGTTCTTCCCTACAAGCACAAGCAATGCCCATTCACAGAATTTAGCTATGAATTGACCAACGGAGGATTCTACTCATCCCGCGGACTTGCGGAGATCTTGGCTGCCAATGAGATGACCCTGGCGAAGCTAAAGAACTCCATGCTCGACTTCTTGGAACTGGCGAACCGTCCGTTGTTCCAGGCCGACAATCCTGTTTCCCTCAACATGGCGAATCTAAAAATGCAACCTGGGCAGATCCTGCCCCAGGGCATCAAGCCTGTTCAGATGACGACCCCTCCGATGGACTTCATGCGAGTCATGTACGACGAACGCGCAGAGGCAGAGCAGAGAGTCGGAACGATCGATTTTGGCGTAGGCAACAACCCCTCGGAACCCGGTAGCTCCAGAAAAACAGCGACTGAAATTCAAGCGTTGGTGAACACCGGGTCCGCGGGTGCTGATTTAAGAAACCGTCTGTTCCGCATGTCGCTAGGTCGCCTGTTTCGTCAGTGCTGGTCGATCTATCTGCAGTATGACAAGAAGGATCTAAACTTCCGCTATGCAGAAGATACCGGGACCGTTCCTCCGGAAGCATTGCACGAACAGTATTCGATCATGCCCAAGGGCGGGTACGATTTCCAAACTCGCCAGTTCCAACTTCAAAAGGCAGTAGCCCGGATGCAATTGCTCGGACAGTCTCCGTTCATCAACCAGGCCGAACTTGTTAAGTCTGTGCTTGAGCTAGACGATCCCAGCTTGGTACGTCGTCTGGTCCAGGACCCGATGATGAACCAACAGGAGCAGAGGGAAGAGCAGGCGAAGGAACTCGCCGCGATGATGACGACCGCGTTCCCGATTGCGATCAAACCGACCGACGATCACCGGGCCCATCTTGAGATCATCTTTGACTTCCAGCAAGCGGCCGAAAAAGGATTCCGCCAGGTTGACCAGGCTACAGCACAGGCGATCGGTCAGCATTTGGATCAGCACTTGCAGGCGTTGGAACAGATCGATCCGAACACTGCCCGAGCGATTACTGCCGAACTCAAGAAGATGAACAAGGCGAAACAGCAACAGCAGGAACAACTGCAGGGCGCGCAGGGGCAACTACCACCCCCGGAAATGGCTGGACAGATGCCAGGAAACATGCAACAACCGATGGTGTGAGCGAAACGTCGAAAATATTTGAAATAAACCTGGGCAAGGCTGCGGACGGAGCGGTCAAAATACTTTTAGATTACTCAAACGTAAGCCAAAAATTTATTGGCTCGCACCTCGAACAAGGGGTTGCATATGAGGGCGAACTATTCGCCCTAATGCTCAAAAAGCTAAAACGTGGAGATACGTTTCTTGATATTGGTGCCCACGTTGGATTCTTCAGCATGATCGCAGCGAAGCTGGTCGGAGAATCCGGATCGGTCTACTCGTTTGAGATGAACCCAGAAAACTACTCAAGACTTATGACGAATGCCGGACTGAATGACTTTAAGAACATAAGGCCCCACAATTGGGCCGTGTCGGACGACTCGAAACCAATATACTTTTGGCTTAACCAGGACAACGATGGTGGTCACTCTCTATGGGATTGTGGGAAGCATTCCTTCAACGAGAAGAGCAGGGTCTCACCACAAAAGATGGTTTCCTATTCGATAGCTTTGGATCATTACGATTCTTTTGATAAGGTTCATTTTATCAAGATGGATGTTGAGGGGGCAGAGGTCCTGGCGCTGAACGGAATGATTGAGCTTCTTAAAAAGAATCTTCCAATTGTAGCGCTTGAGATAAACAATTTTGGTCTAGCCCAAATGGGGCACAGCTACCGGGACATTCGTGTTCTTATGAACAAAATTGGCTATAGGTGCTGGGTCATAGAGGGTGGTGACCCAAAAGAGATATCAATGGACGAGGAGCCCAAGTTTGAGAGTGTGTACAACTTGTGTTTTTCGACGGAAAGCATTCTATGACAAGACTAAGGGCAATCTTAAACTTTATACGTTTCACCAAGTGGGTAGACGAACCCGAGTGGACCGAAGAGGACGCTAGGTCACTTGGCAGTTTTATGAGATCAGAGCATGGCGTAAGGTTCGCCGCGATCCTAAGAAATATGACTATTAGGCAAGATTCTAGCGCAGTTCAAAAAGGCGACTTGACAGCCTGTGGGTTTGCCATAGGTTTCAGATCTGCAGTGGCAGTTATCGATTCCCTTGGAATTGATGCCACTCATCCCGCGGGAGGGGCAGACGACTAGAGGTTACCCGCGGAGTACATAGACTAGTCACAATCCCGCCTGAGATCGTTAACCATCTCGGGGCTGGAGTAAAGGGGTTAGCATGGGTAATGGAATAGAACTGACGGAGGAATCGTTACGAAGAGCGGCCATGATTGAGGATGGGATTATCCCTCCAGATAGAGTGGAAGCAAAACCGGAAGCGACACCAACGTCGGAACCAGTGGAGAAGATCGAGTCGAACCCCACGTCGACGACAGAACCTAAAACAGAAAATTCGCCTTCTACGACCGAAGTCGTGGACAAAAAAGGTGATAGTTCTTTAACAACGACAGAGTCTGAGAGTCCGGTTGAGTCATCCGACAAGGCCAAGGAACCCAGCAAGTACGAGAAGCTAAAGAACCGCCAGCAGAAAGAATGGGATGCCATTCAGCAAGCTAAGGCGGAATCTAAGGCCGAAAAGGAACGCTTGGAACGTGAGCGCCAGGAATTCATGCGCGAACGTGATGAGGCGCGGAAGGCAGACCAGGAGAGACCAGCAGGCAAGTTCGACGCGACCGACTACCGAAACGCTGCGAAGCAGTTTAGGGAAGAGGGTCGAGAAGATCTAGCCGAGCAGGCCGACAAGAGAGCTCAAGAGGTTGAAAAGTACGAAGTACAATCTCAAGAGAGAAAAGTTAAGGAGATGGGCGAGAAGGCTTGGAACGAGAATCTGAACAGATTGGTTGATAAGCATCCAGATCTGAAGGATTCAAATTCAAGCCTACATAAAAAAGTAGCAGAACTACTTAACTCGAAAGCAGTCCTTCGCCAGTATCCTGACGGCATCGTCGATGCAGTCGAGATCGCACAACTTGCTCTGAAAACGGATAACTCAACCGGATTAGCAGATGAAGTCGAAAAGCTCCGCAAAGAAAATGCGGAGTTCAAAAAACGTTTACAACCTGGAGTTGGTTCACCGTCAACCCCGGCGCCTAAGAAGCAGTTTAAGGATTTATCCACTGCAGAACAAGGTGTCGAACTTCGCCGAATGGCGATGGAATTTGACGACGCTAACTAAGGTTTAGACAACAGGAGATAAAATTATATGGCACTAGTAACCTCTGGCTCGCTCGCAGCGGCCTACCAGGAGTACTTCTCGAAAGAGTTGCTCCAACGTCAATTGCCCATCCTTCAGATGGAACAATTCGGAATGAAAGCGGCTCTTCCACGGAAAAATGGGAATAAACAAATTAGATTTTTCCGCTACGACAACCCAAGCATTAGCTCGATCATCGAAGTAACGTCGGAAGGCACAAACCCTGGATCGAACGAACGTCAGTTGACCCTGTCGACTGTCGGCGCGACCCTCCAGCAGTTTGCCAGCTTGGTCAAGCTGTCTGACATCTTGCAAGCCACAAACTTGTTTGATTCAATGGCACAGGCCACGACTCAACTCGCAGAAGATCACGCGCTTCATGCGGATACATTGGTGCACCGTGTGCTCACGACCGGGACTACCTCCGGAACTGGCACTCTGTCGACCTCGGTTCGCTACGCGCAGAACAGCAACTCGACGGCATTCATCGCCGCGACTGCAGCCAACTCGTCCTTCACGGCACTCGACTTGCTCGATTCCGTGACGTCACTCCGAGTTGACAAGGCTCCCACAATCAAGGGTGGATACATCCTGGTTGCAGATCCTCGTACTGCTCGCTCGATCCTCAATGATGACGACTATATCCAGGCGCATCACTATTCGGGCACGGACAGCTTGCTGAAGGGTGAAGTTGGCGCGTACTACGGAGTGAAGACTCTGTTGTCGCACAACATTCTGTCCTTCGGTTCTGCTTCTGCTAATGCCATCTCTGGCACTGCAGCTGCGTCCTATAACTCCAGCACTGCGCCTTTCTTGGCGAACATTGTGCTCGGTGACCAGGCATTCGGCGTACCTAGCCTCACAGGCGACTCGCCCTATAGCCCCAAGGTCCTAATTGCAGAAGGTCCGGACAAGTCCGACCCTCTGGATTTGGTGACCTCGGTCGCTGTCAAAACGTACTACACCGCGGTTCAGTTGAACGGAGCGTTCTACCGAGTCGTGTTTAGTCGTTCTGAAGTCAGCTAATTAAATGGGCGCGATCGTATTAATGATCGGGCCCGAAGCGAAGGCTCGGGGAGGCAAAAATCTCCCCGGGCCCGAGCCTAAAAGCAAGGGGACAAAAATGGCTAACATCGTAAATATTCCGATCGAAAATCTAGCTATCTCGCAAGAGACCGAACAGGCCGAGCCTATGGTTGGCGATATGGTTGAATTGACCGGAGAAGTTGTTGAAATCAAAGAAGGCGTTGCCATGGTTCGCGTAAGCGAGGCAGAAGGAGAGATGGAAGAAGAATCTCCAGAAGCCGAAACCGAAGGCGAGCGTCTCAGGAATGAAGCCGTCAAGATGGACGGCGGGGAAATGATGGAAGACTGATGCCACTCTACGAGTACGAAGACAGGGACACCGGGGGCGTTGTAACGCTCGAGCGTCCGGTAGACGAAAGGGACAATGTCCCGAGTAAGCTAAAACGACGCAACTTTCCCTCTAACTTCAGACTTGTTAACTGTGGTTCAGAACCAGCATATCATCCGTCGGCCATGGATGGTCGCAACATTCTAAAAGGTTATCACGCACTAGAACAAAAACTCGGCTCCAAGTTCCGCCCAAGACATAAAGCCGATACAATCAAACAAGTTTGGGCAAAACATAGGAAATTAGATCCATGAGTGACATCAATCTGCGTCGCGAATTGAAAGCAAAAGGCAAGCCCATCCGGCTTGACTCAGCCAAGGAAACAGTTGCCGTCGAGTTTATCACGACAGCGACCACAGGAACATTTGTCTCGGGTACCTCTACCCTTGGCATCACAGTTCGGCTGAACGGCACCAACTACAAGATCCCGGTTTACAGCTAATGTCTGCCGAGTTAGATCGTTTTGGAGCCAGGAACGGTTTTACCGTTGGCACCACAGGCGTTGCCGGGCAAGCATATTGGGCTCTCCAAATGCTGGCCGACACGACATTCAGCGCCATTGCGGGAGACTTCGATGGCACACTGACAGGCGTGACGATCGGTTCCGGGAACATAATCTACGGACAGTTTAACAGCTTCACTGCTGGAACTGGACGTGTGATTGCCTACAAGGGCTAATTACCTATTAGCAGTCAACCCGCCAAAGGTTCAAGTCCTTGGCGGGTGATTGCATTGTAATTTTATGCCAAGATTGTCTCTAGGACTAGGAGTGCAAAACACCCGCAAGGTTGGTGGCGGAGCCGCACCCAGCGGGATTCTCGTAGCCACAACCACAAATGTAATCGTTACATTTGGAGATACTTCTTTAGTTAATTATACTAGAAGTGATTACCCTACTTACACATATTATAGCGTTTTAAATCCCACTGAAGCAATATCTTTTCAGAGATTAACTTTTAATTACGATATAGCAAATACTTGGTCATTGGTTCAGCATTCTTCTGGAGAAGAAGGCGGTTTGGTTATAGAAGCAACAAATCCAAGCACAAATCCGCTTATCATTCCTACAACTGGATGGACTTATACTCTTGGGACTGGCCCAGCAGTAACCATCACCGCTGCTTGATGAACATTCCGCTAGTCATTCTCTGCCTTGCTTTTGCATCCTGCTCGCCACGCAAGCAGGATAACAATGCTCTGCCAGTTTATTCGGACATGGGCGCAGCATCTGACCTTGGGGCAACTAAGCAATGAGTGAAGACCAGGTCTGGAGCATAGAGGTCAAATTGGCCCGGATGGAAGAGCGCCAGGTCCAGTTGTACAAAATGGTCGAGACCAGCTTGTCAAACTACGCAGATGTGGTAAATAGAGTTTCTGCCCTGGAACACCTCCGTTCTAGGGCTTTTGCAATTGCTGGGGTCGCCGGGCTACTGTTTTCTGTTGCCTGGGACCTAGTTAAAAACAGGATGAACCACTAATGGCTACACTTGGCACACAGACAATTAGCACAAGTTACACCCAACTCTTAAAGACGTTTGGTAGCAACATTGTCGACGGCACCATGCGAGCCATTTCCAGTGGCGACGAGGCTGGAATTTCAGCCCTTCAGATATGCACCACAGGGGTCAAGAGCACCGGGACCTTTTCAGTGGATGGTGCTTCGACGCTCCTGGGCCCGGTCACGTTTGGTTCCAACACCACTCTTTCCACAGGCACGACAACGATCGCTACTGCCAGCATCAGCACCGCCACGATCAGCACTGCTACAATCAGCACTGCTACGATTAGCACTGCCACAATTAGCACTGCCACAATTAGCACTGCCACAATTAGCACTGCCACAATCCCCCTTCAGCTTGGCCCGGTAACATTTGGAACTAACGTGACCATGTCTACCGGGACGGCAACGATCGGAACGATTGCTTCCACAACGATTAACAATACTGGTCTTGCCACGGTTGG